CGCTACGAATTGTGGTTATGTTGTAAAGATGGGACCAATGGCATACGGAGATAAAGAAAAATTTCCAACTGGCCCTTGGTGCAAACAAGGAGATTGGGTGATTTTTGCAAGATATGCAGGATCACGTTTACCAATAGAAGGTGGAGAAGTCCGTCTTCTTAACGACGATGAGGTTTTGGGTACAATTAAAGATCCAGAATCTGTGTTGCATTACATTTAACATAGGAGGAAACTATGCAAGAAGAAGAAAAGAAAATAGAACCTATGGTTGATATAGATACTTCTGGCCCAGGAGCTGATATTGAGTTACCTGAAGAAAAACCAGAAGCAGAAGTAGAAACCAAGGAAGACTCTAGCCCCGCGCCACAAGCAGAGGAAACTAGAGAAGAGAAAGCAGAAGGCAGCGACGCGCAGCCAGAAGCTCAACAGGAAGATAAGCCTGAACAAAAGAAAGAAGAATTAGAGACGTACAGTAAGGACGTGCAAAGAAGAATTGCGAAACTTACAAAAAAATGGAGAGAGGCACAAAGACAAGCTGATGAAGCTTTGAAATTTGCTGAAAACCAAAAACAACAAAAAGAAAAGCTTCAACATAAATATTCTAAAGTTGAACAAGCTGGTGTTAAAGATAGAGAACAGAGAATTACATCTGGTCTACAAGCAGCAGCGGCTAAGTTAGCAGCAGCCAAAGAGGCAGGAGATCTTGCAGCTGAGGTAGAAGCTAATAAAGAAATTGCTAGACTTGGATATGAAGAAGCAAGACTAAATGAAGCAAAAGCAGCATATGAAGATATGGCTAAAGCTGAACCAAAATCAGAGGAAATACCAAAAGTAGCTCCTCAACAAACAGCTCAACCTGATCCAAAAGCGGAAGCATGGGGAGCTAGAAATAGATGGTTTGGTACAGATACGGCTATGACGTACACTGCATTTGACTTACACAAAAAACTAGTGGATGAAGAAGGTTTTGACCCTCAATCTGACGAGTATTATTCTGAAATTGATAAAAGAATGAGACTTGAATTTCCTCAGAAATTTGATACAACTGAGGATAAGGTTCAAAACAATACGACCAAACCGACACAAATAGTAGCTTCAGCGAAGCGAAGTGTGAACAAATCTGGTCGCAAAACTGTGAGACTCACCCCTTCTCAAGTTGCTATCGCTAAAAAATTAGGAGTGCCATTAGAAGAATATGCGAAACAAATGAAAATCACGAAGGAGGTATAGCATATGGAAAAAGATAAAATAAAAACCCCGCGTGCGAGCCAGTCTAGAGACAAACAAAAAAGACCTACGACTTGGACTCCACCATCATCACTTGATGCACCACCTGCGCCAGACGGTTATAGGCATAGATGGATTAGAACTGAAGTTTTAGGTTTCGACGATACCAAAAACATGTCAGGAAAAATTAGATCTGGATGGGAGTTAGTTAGAGCTGACGAATATCCTGATTATGATTATCCATCTGTAAAAGACGGTAAATACGCAGGAGTCATAGGAGTTGGTGGCCTAGTGTTGGCTAGGATACCGGAAGAGGTTGCAAAAGCTCGAGAAGAGTACTTTAGAAAACAAACTCAAGATCGAGACGACGCGGTAAACAACGATCTCATGAAGGAACAACATTCAAGTATGCCGATCAACGCTGAGAGGCAGACTCGTGTAACTTTTGGTGGTACGAAGAAATAATTTCTTTGTGATATCAAAAACACATTAATGTTAACCGCAAGATCACGTTGAAGTGATTTTGCAAAAGGAGAAAAACTATGGCAAACAAAGACGCTGCTTTCGGACTGAAAGCAATCGGAAAAGTTGGTCAGAACAGAGACAACCAAGGTTTGTCTGAATACGATATCGCAGCTTCGGCTACAGCGATTTACCAAAACGATCCAGTAAAAATGTTAAATACTGGAACGATTGGTGTTGCAGCGGCAGGCGATGTTTTATTAGGCGCACTTACAGGTGTCTTTTTCACCGACGCTTCCACTTCAAAGCCAACGTATGCTAATCACCTTAAAGCATCTAACACTGCAACAGACATTGTTGGATTCATAGCTGATGACCCGTACGAAAGATTTGAAGTACAATCAAACAACGCAGGAGCTTCTGAGCAAACTGATATTGGTAACGTAGCTAATATCGAGTACACAGCTGGAAGTTCACCCAACTTTGTTTCAAAAGTAGAACTAGATAATGGAGACTTAGCAGCTACTGATGGTCAATTAAAGATCATTGGTGTTTCTAAAGATCCAGACAATAATGATCTAACTTCTGCTAATGTAAACTGGGTTGTAACAATCAACGAGCACTTCTTAAAACAAGAAGCAGGCATATAATAGGATAGGAGTATAATATTATGGCAATATCAAGAGGACAACTAGTCAAAGAACTAGAGCCAGGATTGAATGCACTATTCGGCCTGGAATATAAAAGATACGAAAATCAGCATGCTGAAATTTTCGACACAGAAAACAGTGACAGAGCTTTTGAAGAAGAAGTAATGTTATCTGGTTTCGCGCAAGCTCAAGTTAAACCAGAAGGTTCTGGAGTGACTTTTGACAATGCACAAGAAACTTTCACAGCTAGATATTCGCACGAAACAATTGCTTTAGCATTTGCGATCACAGAAGAAGCTATCGAAGACAATCTTTACGATAGACTAGCTTCTAGATACACAAAAGCTTTAGCAAGATCGATGGCAAACACTAAGCAAGTAAAAGCTGCGAATGTATTAAACAATGCATTCAACAGTTCATTTGCTGGTGGTGATGGTAAGGAGCTTTGTGCTACTGACCACCCAACGATAGCTGGAACTTTTCAAAATGAGTTAACGACAGCGGCAGACCTTAACGAGACTTCATTAGAACAATCGTTAATCGATATCGCGGCGATGACTGATGAGAGAGGTTTAAAAATTGCAGCAAGAGGAGTAAAAATGATTATTCCTTCTGAGCTTCAATTTACTGCTGAGAGATTGATGAAATCTCAAGGTAGAGTTGGAACAGCTGACAATGATATTAACGCAGTAGTATCAATGGGGATGATTCCTCAAGGTTATGTAGTAAACAACTACTTAACTGACACTGATGCGTTCTTCATCAAGACAGATGTACCTAACGGATTAAAAATGTTCGTTAGATCTCCAATCAAAACAGCTATGGAAGGTGACTTCGATACTGGTAATGTTAGATACAAAGCTAGAGAGAGATATTCTTTCGGATTCTCAGACCCTAGAGGTATCTTCGGTTCACCAGGAACTGCGTAATCATCTGATTAACTGAATAATTAAGGGGCGCCATTGCGGCGCCCCTTTTTTTATGCTATAACCTAAAAACCCATGAAAACTTTCCGAATACAAATCAGAGCATACGGCTACTACGCTGACTTCACGATTGTGTCAGAAGACAACGACAAAGCCTTTGAAAATGCACTAGTTGACAAACTAGGAGAAAATGATATTGTATGGGAAAAAGATGGATTCACAAATGAATCTAAAATGTGGTTAACCTATGAGGAGGTTATAAATGACACACGTTCAAGAACTCTACACGAAGAAGAGAGGACTGGAACTTGAATGGTCGCAGCACTATAATCAGGAGAAAAGATATACTCTTGATATGGTAAGAATTGATGACAGAATTAGACAAGTCATCAGTCACATTAAGCAAGCTGAAGCTAAAGAAGCTCAGAAGCTTAACAAGATAGAAGAAGCTGCACCTGACGTATCTGTAGCTACGTAACACAAAAACGCTACATCGCTGAAATCGCACTTTCTTGTAAGGCTCTCTTGCACTTCATACAAATCTAATATATAAAATTATTACTATACAATTAATTAGAACATAGACGCGTATAGTCGACGGCCTAGAGACTATGTTCGGAAAACTAGGAGGATATAATTATGGCAAATACTACATTTTCAGGACCGGTCCGATCGGAAAACGGTTTTGATTTTATAACTAAAAACGCAACTACAGGTGCTATTACAACTAATGCTTCTTACGGCAAAGGTGTAACAGGTGGAGTTCAATCTTTATCTGGTGCTGGTGCAGTTGACACAACTAACTTAGTTACGGAGATAACTACTACTGGAGCAGATGCATTAACACTTGCAAATGGATCAGTAGGTCAAATCAAAATTATCACTATGATTGTTGATGGTGGAGATGGAACTTTAACTCCAACTACTTTTGCAAACGGAACGACAATTACGTTCAATGATGCAAACGATACAGTTGCATTATTATATGCAAACACAATCGGTTGGGTTGTTATTTCAAACAGCGGCGCAACAGTAGCGTAATAAATAATTAGTGTGGGGCTCCGGCCCCACATAAATTTTAAGGAGATTAAA